CTCATGGAGGATGTTATCTCATATGTTGCATCCATTGCGAACCTGTCCGAAGCTGAAGTGAAGCGCATGTTCAACGAAGCGGGCCTTAAAAACATTGAGTATGATTCAGCCCCATTGCGGAATGCAGGCATTGATGTGGATTTGAAGCTTTCTCCTGCCATGCAGCAGGTTTTGAAGGCCAATATCCAAAAGACCAATGGCGATATAAGAAAATTAACAATGACAACGAGCGTAGCCGCCCAAACGCAATACATAGATGCCGTGAACATGGCGCACATGAAGGTTGTGTCTGGCGGCTTTTCTTATTCTCGTGCCATTGCTGATGCTATAAGAAGTGCAGCCGTGCAAGGCAATTCCGTATTATACCGCACCGGAGCCCGTTCCAAGCTTGATGTGGCTGTGCGGCGAGCGGTCCTTACCTCTGTAAACCAGACGGCGGGGAAAATCACGGAGCAATATGCGTCTGATATGGGTGCTGAGTATTATGAAACCAGCGCCCATTCTGGAGCTCGCCCATCGCATGCAGTATGGCAAGGGCGAGTATTTAAGATTGACGGTTCCTCGCCCGGCTATCCGAACTTTGCAGAGGCTACAGGATACGGCACAGGAGAGGGTCTTTGCGGATGGAATTGCCGCCATTCGTTCTATCCATATTGGCCTGGGATATCCAAAAGAGCGTATACCTCCGAAAAACTAGCATGGATGAATGCGGCAAGATTTGAATTTGGCGGAGAAAAGTTGACTGATTATCAGTGCTCACAAATTCAGCGTGAGTTCGAACGCGGTATCCGCGCCACAAAGCGTGTCTTGGCTTGTTATGATGCAGCAACACAGAGCCTCACTGACGATGCCACTATTGCAGAATTAAAAGCGCGGTTTGCAAATGAAAGTGTAAGCCTGAAGGACCAGGAACGAAAGTTGTGGGAATTTTGCAAGCAAACAAACCGAAGCTATGATTCTGTCCGAACGCAGGTCTATGCCTATAAGGATTCCGCAGGCCGCATAGTGAATTTTGGCCGTTCCACCAGCTCCAAGGCTGTCTGGGCAAATAGAAAAACGAAGGGAGCATAAAGAAATGACATTACAGGAAGTAAAGCAGGAATTGCAGAACATCCGCGAAGCTGGTGGCAAGCCAGACCTCGTTATTCTGTATATCCATATGCCTGATGGCGAGACCGAAATCATCATTAATCCGAAGGTTGATGAAAAGATGGAGTACATCGAAAAGGCATACGATGAAAATTTGTATCACAAAAACGGCAGCGGCATTTATATCGAAGATGTGATTTTTAGTTGCGAAAATGACACCCTTGATTTTGGTGCAGCACTGGAAGAAATGAAACGCGGCAAACGTGCTGCCCGCAAAGGCTGGCATGCTGAAGGAATGTACCTGTATTATGTACCGGCTGGCCGCTATAAGCCCTGCACTGAAGTTGCCGAGGCTCTTGTTGGTGAGGATGGCCGTGTACAGTATGGCGAGTATATCGCCATCAATACTGCGAAGGACTGTGTAGTTCCGTGGGTACCATCTCAGACAGATATGCTTGCCGAAGATTGGTACACACTGCCTGACGCAGAGGGCGCGGACTGAGCGCTTTTGCTTGCAGGCGCATGATTAACTTTATATTGGTGAATCACCCCTGCGGCCCTGTCAAGGGCTGTTGGGGTGTTTTTCATATCTCGCCCTAAGCATGGCGTTTAAACTGCTTGATTACCCGTTCGCGCAGGGATATAAACGCGCGATAGCAGTTGTCGGAGTGAACCGACTTAAAAAAATCAGCGAATATGGAGGAAACAAAAATGTACGAATTTCTGAAACCGCTTTTTGGTAAGCAGGCAGAGGGCGAGGCTCCAAAGGCCCTGACCTACGAAGAACTGGTCGCAGCAATCGAGGCAAATAAAACCTTGAAGATTGCTGACCTGTCCACTGGTGAGTATGTCAGCAAACACAAGTATGATGACCAGACCACCGAGCTTGCAGGTGTCCGCAAGCAGCTGGATGATGCTAATGCACAGATTAAGGCGTTTGATGGCTTGGATGTGGAGGGCATCAAGAAGCAGGTTTCCGAATGGAAAACGAAATACGACACCGACACCAAAGCCCTGAACGACCAGCTGAATAAGCAGGCCCGCGATTATGCAGAGAACCTGTTCTTATCCGGCTATAAGTTCACTTCTAAGGCTGCCCGCAATGGCGTTGCTGATGAATTCCGAAAGAAGGGCTTCAAGTTGGAGGATGGCGTTTTCGTTGGAGCGAAAGAGTTCATGGATGGCCTGATGAAAGATGCAGATTATTCCGGCGCTTTCGCCACCGAGAAGAAGCAGGAGCAGCAGCCGAACCCCGTAGAGAGCACGCAGCCGTTTATGCCGCGCTTTTCTGCACCATCCGATGCCGGGAGCAAGCCCGGTGCAAACCCGTTCAACTTTGCGCTCAACCATGTGCGAGAGCCGAAGCAGAACTAATTTTCAGGAGGTTTTAACCCTATGGCAGTTTTGAACTATGCAAAGCAGTACCAGCAGGCCCTTGAACAGCAGTTCCCGTATGCGCTGTATTTTGGCGCTCTGTTCTCCACCCCCAACAACGGTCGCTATCGCTGGGTGACCTGCGACACCATCCAGGTGCCCACTATTTCCACCACTGGGCGTGTGGATGGCGACCGTGATACCATCGGCACCAAGAAGCGCAACTTCAATAACCAGTGGACGCCGTTGACCGTCACCAACCATCGTACCTGGTCTACGCTTGTACATCCGCGCGATATTGACCAGACCAACGAGGTTGCATCCATCGCCAACATCACCCGCGTGTACAATGACGAGCAGAAGATTCCTGAAATGGATGCTTACTGCGTGTCCAAGCTGTATGCAGATTGGGTCGCGCTGTCCCATACCGCAGACAAGACTGTCCTCACCGCAGACAACATCCTTTCCGTTATTGATAAGTGGATGTCCGCGATGGATGACAAGCGTGTTCCGCGTTCTGGCCGTATCCTGTATGTGACCCCTGCAGCAAAGACCCTCATCAACAATGCAAAGGACCTGTACCGCCATCTCGATGTGAAGGATGCAGGCTCTGCCGCTCATCGCGCCATCACTGCGCTGGACGAGCTGCGCATTGAAAATTCTGTTCCTTCCGACCTGATGAAAACCAAGTATGACTTCACCGAGGGCTGGAAGGTTGACAGCACCGCTGACCAGATCAATATGTTCATGGTCCATCCGCTGGCCGTCATCACTCCCATCAGCTATGAGTTTGCCCGCCTTGACCCGCCTTCTGCTGGTTCCGATGGCAAGTACGTCTACTTCGAGGAGAGCTTCGAGGATGTGTTTGTGCTGAAGAACAAGGCGGACGCTATTGCGTTCAACATTACCGCCCACGCCTGATTCGGCGTCCCAAACAAACCCGCGCAGGGGATAAACTCTTGCGCGGGAATTTTTTCATAGGAGGCATTGCGATGCTGAAAGCGACCAAAGCAAACCGTGTATTGCGGATTGCCGATGAACAGAAAGATAATTATCTGAAGATGGGCTACACCATCACGGATATGGATGATAGCCTTGTCGATGAACCGCCTGACCTCTCTCATGAGGCTGAAAAATTGCGCAAGGAAAACGAGGCCCTGAAAGCCCAGGTGCAGAACCTGACCATCGAGGTAACGGACTTGAGGGGGAAGCTGGCTGCGCAGAATGATTCTGAAAAAGCTGCAAAGCAGAAAGGCTCTGCGAAGAGTGCCAAAGCCGCGCTTTAAGCGCTTTTACTTGCAGGGAATAAAAGTTAAGGGGAGGCGCACAGAATTGCCGCAATCGGCTGTATCGCGCTCATATGTGACGTATGAGTATTATCAAAATGATTATGGCGGAACGACCATTACTGCGGACCGCTTCCAGGTGTGTACTGCATGGGCATCTCGCCTTGTGGACCGTATCACTTTTGGGCGGGTCGCAAAGTTGTCTGATGCAGAATGCCCTGATTTTGTCAGGGATGCTGTTTGCGCTGCCGCTGATATTTATTCGTCTGGAATGGATGCCGCCGAAAGGGCTGTCCAGTCTGAAAGCAATGACGGCTATTCCGTCACCTATGCGAATGCCAAAGAGATAAGTAGCGTAAGCAGGGATGCCCGCAGCGCCGCAATGATGTATCTTGCGAATAGCGGCCTTGTGTACCGTGGCGCAATTCCGACTGCGGAGAGTATCGCACGAGGTGAAAAATGCTGAATGCAACAGAAGATATTGTCTTGTTTAATGCGAGAATCGGAAGCGACCGCAGAGAGATTTTTCTTCCAACGTTAATTCGCGCTGTGTGTCTATATGGCGAAAAAGGTTCGAGCGGCGAACAGGGCAAGAAATCCCCAACAGAAAAGTACACAATCCGTATCCCATTTGATGCCATTGCAGATGATGGAAAAACATATATAGAAGCTGAAAGATTCCGGTTGCTTGATGACACCGAAGTCAAAAAGCACTGGACGATTCAGATTGGCGATTATGTCGCCAGCAATGCGTTGTACCCATCCGAAATATGGAAATGGGACAGCTTTTCGCTGTGTGGGGGCCATATTGTTGATGAAATGCGCGGCGAACCCCTGTCTGGGGATGTCGGGACAATCCTCACCAAAAAGTATGGCAAAATCCTTATTGTTGATAGCTTTGCAGATAATACGCGGCGCGGCAGCCGTAAAATGAAACACTGGCGCATTGGAGGTACTTAATCATGGGCCATGGTCCTGATAAAATCCAGACACCGCGCGGCTGTGTGTTCCAAACTGAGCATGGCACTGCACAACTTGAATGGAATAAAGGCTTTGCAGTGCAGAGGAACGAAAGCTTTACCCGCAAGCAAAAGTTTGTTGATTCTGAAGTACTGCGCCTTTGCAGCCCGCGCGTACCGTTCCAAACCGGCATGCTGGAAAAGTCCGGCAAGCTGGGCACTGTTATTGGCAGCGGTGAGGTAGACTATGTTGCCCCATATGCAGCCCCGCAGTATTACAACACTGCTGAGACGCGCCCTTCCGACGCCAACCCCGGC